GCCTGCGTTCCTCCTGACTCAGAGAGCCCTACCGACACCTGCCCAGCTCCTTACACTGGCAAGGGAAAAAGCGTTCCCGTCGGAATGGCATGTCGTGTGTGAGGTATTGAAAGGGGGGGAGATGAAAGAGGTCGGACGGGCGTTCTCGATTGATCACCCGTTCGCGAGGAACGTGCTCAACACGCTTGAGCACAATATGGCGCGGCTCATCGAGAGATACGTTCCAGAGTGCACGATGACCGAAGGACGGGTCGCGACCGAGCTCCGTTTCTTCAGGGCGATCGGGCCGAACTCAGAGACGAAGATCTATAATGAATATGATCTCGGAGACTGGAACAAGCGGTTCAACTCCAGGAACTGTGTTCTCACTACTGCTGATTTCGGTGACATTTTTGGTGACACTGCCGTGTTTGAGTTCCCAGCATACCATTTCCGTAGGTCAATAACGTACCTGCGGGCGCCGGGGTACCCTCTGCGCAGAGTTGCGGACGGGAGGGTGGACGGGAGCGAGGGGATGGTCTGGGGTCCGCCCGAGCTCGTTTCGGGGTCCAAGGTCGCTGCACACGATGCCGGCCACGAAGGGAAGAAGCAGAAGGGGTGGACTATCGACACGGTCGCGATCGCACGGTCGGCGGTCTGGGGTTTTGGCGTCGATATCCTATGGAGCGTGCAAGGAGACAACCTCACGGCGGTGATAACCCTGAGGAAAGGCGAAACGCGAAGTAGGAGTGAAGTGGCCGGGAGGATCGTGACGGCATTATCCAGGGCCTTCGAGGAGGCCGGACACGAGCTGAAGAAGGAGGAATGCATCATTAGCTTCTCCGGAATGACATACAGTAAAGACATGTGGTTCAATGGGGTGACATATTACCCATCTCTCAAGTTCCTGTCGAAATCGACTCCTTTCCCGGGAGGGCAACCGTGTACAGCAGGGGTGGCTGTAACATCCGTATCCGGGGCGATGGTTGCGGCGGCCGGGAAGGCTTATGAGCCATTCCAGCTTTACTCGTATGGGAAATTCCTGGAATTTGAAGCAGTAGCGGCTCAGGCCCGCATCGACGGCGCATCAGCAGTTCAGGGCGAGTTAGGGTTCAGAGTCACGCCGGAAGACAAGTTTGTCTTCTTAACGCTTCCCTCAGTGTTAGGTGGCTTCCCAGTCTTGACGGTCCCTCAACTGGCTCATTCGGGACATAGCGACGGCCTCTCGATGGAAGTCGGGTTCCTACATGCGGCTGCGAAAGGCCGACCTGGGGGATACGCCGAAGGAGTAATCCGTTACTTCCTCTCGAACGGACCGTGGAAGACGCGAGTTAACCACATGTCGCTTATACACGACCCCCAGAGCATCCCGCTTGTCGCACCTCCGAGTGCCGTCTCAGCCATCAAGAGCGGTGTGGCGGGGTTTGCGCGAGATAGGGCCAACAATCCGGTCATCCAAGACCTTATGTCCCTTGCGTCCGCAGCCGAAAACGATCTCCTTGTCGGAATACGTCCTATGTATCCTGCTCTAATTAGGGAAATACTGGATGCGTCCGCTGCCGGGCGTGCAGAGGCCCTATGCTCAAAAATCTACCGCACGACGACGATCCGTGACCTGGCTCTTGCTCAGGGAGGGATAGCAGGGCTGGGGAGCTCATACCGAGAGGAGACGTCCAAACGACTGGAGTACTGTCAGATGATGGTGAGGGCCCTAGGACGTCTGGATATGACTCCACCACTCCCGACAGCATACGCGCTCGTGACGTGGATGAGAAAAAAATGGGGCCTAGATAACGACTCGCTGGCGCCAATAACAACGCTCACCCCATGGGCGGCAGTACCGGTCTCGAGGAGCGTCGACGGTTCGATATCGGCACACCTCAGGATAAAAGGAGGAGAAGACATCTGTCTCACAAG